TTTGGCACGGCCCGGCAAAATCTCCCAGTCCAGCGTCAAGAGCGCCCGCTTGCGCTTGCCGATTTCCGCCGCCAGATGCTCACAACGGTCTTCCATATCCGCGAAAAGCACGTGCTGCTCGGTAATGTCGCCGTCGTCGGCGGCTTGCAAAATGGAGGATAAACGGGAAGGCGTCAGGCGGTTGGTCATATTGCCCCACCGCTCAAGGTAGAGCATGGGCGTCAAGCCGCCGCCTGTTTCCGTCTGTTGCGCGGAAAGCGCATCACGCTTGCGCGGGCGCGGTTTTGCCGGTCTTCTAAAAATCATTACGTCCACCCCCCGTAGGTATCGAAGCTGTCAAAATCGTCGTCCTCGCTGGGCCGCACGCCCCACGGGCTTTGACGCGGCACCCGCTCGAACGCATCCCGCAGGCTGACGAAACCGCCGACGGCCAGCCGCCAGAGCATTTCGAGCGCGTCCGGCCCGTCGTCGTGGTCGGCTTTCGGGAAGTGCCGGAGTTGGTCGATCAAGGTCTGCTGCGAGGCGTGCAGCCGGATGCGGCCCTGCACGAAATAGGGCTGCAATGTCTCAATGCGTAGTTGCTTATCGGTACTGTTGATGATCGGGCGCACGGGAAGCGCGAGGCCACGGGCTGCGGCCCGCTGTGCCAGAACGTCGGCAAAAAACGCCTGAAACTGCACGGCCTCAACGGCCCAATTCAGGCAATGATACGCGCTGTGCAGCGCGATCACGTCTTCAATGATGCGGTCGGGGTGGCGCTTCCTGATACTGGCTTCCACCACGTCAAGCGTCATGGTGTCGCGGAGTAACCCGCCGACGAGGATCGCGGATGGGTCACGGCCCGCGCCGAGCTTGCCGAGAGACGGGTCAACGGCCCCGAACAGCAGCCAGTCGTGGGAACGGTCGACCCAGAACGTGATGCAGGAGGCAAACGGCGCGTCGTCCCCGGACAGCGGATCGTTTTGCTGTTCGGAATCGAAAGCCGCGTGGGAGTCGGCGCGCTTCGTCATAAGCTGGTACAGCGGGCGGCCCGCAGGCCATGACACGATCGCGCCGCGCTCCATATCGTCCTGATAGAGATCGTAAAAGGCGCGGGCTGCAACGGGACCGTCGGCGTGCAAAATGGCTTCCCACTTGTCCCACAGATCCAGCCGTTCCGGCCACTGGACGATAGAACGGAACCGTTTTGACTGCCACGTGGGCTTGTCCAGCGTCCGGGCAAGCACGGAATCGTAATGCAGGATCGTGCCCACATAGACCACATCCATGCTTCCGTCGGCGGCTCCAAGATTCAAGACGGTCTTTTGCAACCAGTCTTGCAACTTGTCGCGCTGCTCGGGCTTGGCCACGTTCTCGTCGTTTTCCAGATCGTCCAGAATCACAAGATCCGGGCGGTACGGGCCATGACGCAGGCCGCGCATACGCTTGCCCGCGCCGAGGGCTTGGAGCTTCACGTTTTGGGCGGTCAAAATGGTGCCGACGTTCCATACGCGCCCGCGCCCGGTTTCTGTGGGAAAGTCCATAGCAAGGCGCGGGTTGCCGTCCAGCTCCGCCTTGACCGCCTCCAAGAGAATCGCGGCCTGTTCCAGCGCGTCGGCAATGATCAGGATGTAGCGTTTACGCCCGGTAAGAACGCACCACAGCACGAAAAACAGGGAGATAAATGTGCTTTTCGCTTCGCCGCGCGGAGCGGCAAGGGCGATGTGCTGGCCTTCGCGGGCTTCGGCCATGCGCGGCAAGGCGGCGTCAAGCCATGTATGCAACGTGCTGTCGCCGGGGATCGTGCAGTAGTGCGGGAAGTACGTGCGCCGGAAAAAGATAAAGTCGGCAAGCGCCTGTTCCCGGCGCTTGGTGGAAGCCTTGGGATCGGACGGGAAGCCCTCGCAATCAGCTTCGATCTGTTGTTGCAGGGCGGCGGCAATGTCGGCAAGCGCGTACCGGAACTGTTTAGCGGAAAGTTTTTTCATTTTCCGTACTCCTTCTCAACCAGATCGCCGAATGGCTCCAGCACCTCTAAAAGTGCTGAAGCGTGTTGCGGAAAATGTTTGATTGTAAAATCAGCAAGCATTCTAATAAGATTAGTGGATGTGCTCAGCTCGTCTATTCCCGGTAAAATGCGCTTGCTTGCGGCAATGGTTTTTGCAAAAGAGTCGGCAAGGGAAGACAGCGCTTCCACCTTTTCGGCGGGCGGCATGTCTTCATCCTTACCGATCCGCTCCATCAATGTGCGGTGCTGCAACACGTAGTCATTGAGCATCTGGCGGGCCACGGCTTCCATGCCCTCGCCCGCCAGACTTGACGCCGCCTTGACCTTGTCCCAATCGTCATCTTCGGCTTTTTGCGCGTCGGTCTTCCAGCGCCGGGCCGTACCGATGGAAATACCGACAAGGGCGGCGGCCTCCTCAAGGGACAGCGCCTTATAGCAGTATGCCGAGCGCAGGGCCATGCGTTTGCTTTTCGGATGGGCCATTACGCGCGCACCCCAAGAATAAGTTGAGCATAGACAAGGGCCACGGCGACGACGGCCCCGGAAAGCCCGCCGGAAACTACGCTGTTCGTGGCGGCATGTTCCTGCCCATTTTCAACCGTGGCCGCCAGCGCATCAACCTTCTTTTCAATGCGGGCCAGTGCCTGCAACACCTCGTTATCATGCTTGCTTTCCATGACTTCCCCCTGAGCGTACCGAGTCAGCGACGCGATCAAGCTTGTCGTCAACCCGTTCCAGGCCCGCAAGGATCTGTCCGGTACGTTCCGGCAATCCTCGCGCGGCACATAGTTCTTGTGCATTTCTTCAACAATGCGGCATTGGTTTTCTTTCAGCTCGTCAACGCGGCCCTCAAGCCGGGTGCCCCAGTAGGCCAGCAAGCCGCATACCAGACTGAGAAGGCCGATAATCACCGTCTGCGCGTCCATCGTCACGGCGACACCACCCTCGCCAGCGTACCGAGCTGGCTTTCAAGCCCCCGGCAATACCCGCCGTAGTCGCGGGCATGGGCAAGGACATCTTCGGGAGTCGCTAGTGCGTCGCCGCGTACCCCGGTTCCAGCGGGTCCGGTCTGTCCGGGAGGCGCAGCAGTTCCGGCGGGATCGGCGTCCTGACTTCCGGGGCCACCACCGGCACCGGTGGCAAGGCCGAGGGATTCGTTGTAGAGGCGCACCCAGTCACGAGATAAACCAGCGCAATTATGGCGAGCGGCAACAGCCACCTTTTGCAGACGTGCATCAAAACCTTGACGCTCCTTTGCCAGCTTTTGACGGGCGTCTGAAAGCTCGGCGGACAATGCGGCCACGCGGGCCGTTTCTTTTTCCAGCTTTTCACGGGCGGCCCGCTCGGCTGCTGCAACCGCATCGGCGCGGGCTTTATCTTTTTGCGATACTTCCTCGGCCAAAACAGCGATCCGCGTCTCATAGTGCGCCTTTTGCAAGTCAAGTTCGTTGTACAAATGGTCGATCCAGATACCCGCAACGAGAAGGGCCGCGCCGATGAGCGCGACGGCACGGCTACTCACAGCGCACCCCCGGCCCCCAACCGGCCTTCACGTAAGCGGCCTGACGCTCGAAGATAAAGGAAACATACCGCTGGTTTTCGCGCTTCGCCGACGCCCGGCGGCCCGCGTTGACCGTCTCGACGCTCCCAAAATAGCGATCCGGATCAAGGCCGCGCTTGGCGGCAAGGTTGCGATCCCGGTTTGTCCAGCCCATGCCGCCGTTGTATGCGGATAAGGCAAAGGCCATACGATCACAGGGCGTCAGCGCCTTCTTTTGCGCGTTTTTGGCCGCCACCCGATCCCACAAGTATTTGTCGTATGTCACGCACGCCCGGAGCGACCAGCCGGGATTGAACGGCGCGGG